AACCATTGTGGAAACACATGGTACGAGATAGTCGAACCGAAACGATACGCAACCACGCACCTGACCTGTGCTTGCAACCAAGGCAAACCTTGGTCGCCAGAAGATACATAAAGATGACTCTGCCCGGGTAACGGGTGCGTTAGACCGACAAGCGCCACTCAATTGAGTGGCGCTTGTTTATTTAAGGAACTTACTTCTTTCGTTGGCCCGGGGATGACTCAGGAGGGCACCATTCGGAATAAACTTCCTCGAATCTTCCATCGAGTGCAACAGACAAAACAACTTTCTTGTTTCGCGTTCCACCTGTCTTGCCTCCGGCTTCCATCTGCTCAGCCATAGACAAAGAACTCAGCAACGCGCCGTCGCTGACACGATACTCTTGATCGCGTTCGACCAAGATATGATCGTTGCCTTTCCATCCAATGAGCCTGTCGTGGTATTGCACGAAGTCTTTACCGACTCGGACATATGGTGCAGCAAAGGGGTTGCGAAAGTCTCGAATCTGAACTTCGAATCCTTGCGCCCAGTAGCCACCTTCCACGGCAATCCTCGTTTTGTCTGGAGACATCTTGCAATCTGACCAACTGAACCCACCGTTACTCTCAGCTTCCTTCTCGATGAAGTCAATACGTTCTCCCGTGTTCAATCGAATGACGGTTTCGCCTTGGTAGTCCTCAGCACATAGGAGATAGTCGTTGCCGTCCGGGTGATCTTCGCACCACACAAACGGGAACACATGATGGTCCCGGATGACTTGGGCAATCTGAACCGGCTCTTTGCCGATCTTCGACCAAACATCACCGACAGTGTACGCCCAATTCCGATGAAGGTCAAAGGCACAGGGAGTAACTTTTAATGTGTACTTGCCGCTGGGCGATGTGTGTACTTCCACACAATCGAGCAACGGTTTGGAGTCCTTCCAACGTGATTCAATATTGCGTCGTTTTTTGACGTACCATGTTGATGTGGCTGCGTTCATCTGATCTTCTCCTTCGAAGATACCGACTCTTGAATATGTATTGTCGTTGTTGTTGACGGTCATTTGCGACCCTCCTTGACTACCGACCCGTAATTACCTAGATTACCACACTTTCCCTAATCGTATGGCGTCTCACTATTTTTAGACGAAAAAACCCCTATTTTTATAGGGGCTCCGTGGGGGTTGTTTTGGGTTTTAGAAACTGGCTCAGGATTGTACCTTATCGAACTCTTGTACCAGTCTAATCTCCCAAGGGTGACGGAGCCCCTCTAACCATGTCGCATCTAGCTTTAGTCCAAAGACTGAGTAATCCTCAAGATCCTCTTTCCAAATCTCCAGAATTTCGGCTGTCTGCGTAATGCCTCGCTTTGGCGATGACATCAGGCAATCAACAACGATATCACCAACCTTCAAGTCGATTGTTGGGCAACCTGGAGCGTCTGAAAACTTCATTGATGGTACATTGTAGTGAGTCATAGATTGGTTCCATTGAACACTTTTATTTAGGGATCGAGTGGTTTCCAGTACACGAAAACTGGCTCGTACTTGAGGTATTGTCCATTTACTTTGCAGAAATTTTTCGCCTTCGGTGTGCCATCTTCATTCAAGCGATGCTGACCCGGCATTGATTGCATTGCCATCTTGAGAACGTCAGGTTGTTTGTATTTTCCTGGCGCCTCACTGCCCGTTACCATACCAAGGTCACGCAAAATTTGCCGTGAGTCCTCTTCAAGAGGCAGGTATTCTTTTCCTTGCAACAGGTCTGCAATGTTCCAGATCAAATAACAACCGGGTCGCAAATACTCTACTGCGGTTTTCAAAGTCGGCAGCAAGTAGCCTTCTTTCCACTGATCGTAACCAGGAAACTTTTTGTATGATTGCTTCTCGTCCTCACCGTATGCTTCTCGGTTGAAATACGGGGGCGACGTAAACACCATGTCGATGCGACCTTTGTATTTCTGAAAACGTGGATCGAATTGCACACACTCCGAACCGTCTTGAAACAATTCGTATGTTGCAGGCATGTTGTTCGCAAGAAACTCGTTGCCTCGATACGTTCGGTCGTTGTAGAATTCAGCTAGTGCCTCGTAACGTGACTTACCATCTTCGAGATCCCAGCATTGAGGGTTCGGGTCCACACCGATGTAGTGAATCCAACGATCGTCTTTGACCGACATCGCACCCAAGATGCGACCACCCCAACCACTAGACGGATCGTAAACGATGATCGCGTCCTGGTTGTCACTGCCGATTCTGTCGGTCAGGTGTTCGGTGAATCGCTCCCAGATATGCTTCGCTGTCATGGGTGGATAGTTGACCGCGACCTGAATGTGTCCGATCTTGAAAGCGATGAACGCTTTCGGGAACAGTTTGTGTCCCAACTTGAACATGCGGATGCGGTACAGCACATCGTCAGATAGATTGTCCACGTCGATGTTGCGAACGTTTCGGGCAGTCAGCTTACCAGCGTCCCACAGATACTTCACTTCGTTGGGCGTCAGAGATACAAACTCTTTCCACTCAACAGGGAAGTAACCAGAGGACTTGTCATATGGTTGAGTCTCCTGCAACCAGAAATCATAACCCTTGAAGATTTTTCGGTTGGTGGTGAAGGCCTCGATCCATTCCATTCCTGTTTCGACCAGCACTATGCCCGACTTGGTGTTGTTCACTTTCACCCCACCGTTGCTGTAGTGATAGAACGAGTCACGAACAAAGTGACGGCGACCACCACGGACCATTCGCTCTCGGAATCGTGGCTCGGAGATCATCTCATAGATCGAGTAGCCCGTGTCCTTCGACGTGTAGTTGATTCGGGCTTTCATGATCGCAGGGAAGAACTGATCGACTTCGGAACCCTTGCGATTGACATTCAAGATCACGTCATCGACAGCATCGACGCCATTCTCGGCGTTCAACTCGTCGGTGAAGATCATCTCGCCCGCAGGGTATGTCGCCAGCTTGTTGAATGATCGAATCATCTCAGTTTCGGTCTTGCCCGATCGAGATGGATTTCCATAGGTGTCCCACGACTCTTTCATCGTGTCGAGCAACAGGTTCATCCACACGACGTATTCAGCGTCGGTGTAATCCAACAACTCATCGAACGTGATGTTCACGGCCGGGTCATAGAGTACGGGTTCGTTCTTTTCGTAGAATACTTTAGTCAGTTGCACTGTCATATAGATCAGCCCTACCAGGCTTCCTCACTTCGATGCCAAGTTTCTGTGCCTTGGTCACTGTATCATTTGTTCCGCGACCACCAGGGAAAGCGATCACCAGATCGGGACTCGTTTTGAGCATCGCCGAGTTACGAATCGGACCAGCGGCACGACCGTATTTGTTCCACTCAGCTTTGAATGTCTCACCGGGAATGCCGTGCTTTTCTGCCCATGCTTTCGCAATATAGTCAGCACCACGGGCACCACCTTGCACGATCACAATGGGTCTGCCCTTCTCATGATACTGCTCCCGGAATCCATCCAGGACACCTTCGGTCAGAGCGATGTTAGACCACTCGACCCCACCGCACACTAAGATACGAAACGGTTTAGTTGGCATTGCTTGCCTCGTTGGGAGCGATTGCTCGGTATGAAACCTCATCCTCAAGACATTCAAACGTGATACCAAATTTTCGATCAGCCAACCGGTGCCGTTCGATCACCCAACCGTTATCAGGGTATGACTTCCCCAACAGCGTAGTAGCGTTGAAGATGTCATCGCCGTCGATGAACAGTTGTGTTGTCGTGCCATCATGGGAGGTAACGGTGTGCAAGAAAAACCAATCGACTTCCTCTGCTCGATTCACGTCAGCGACACGCAACCAAACGAACCCCACGATGAACACAACAAGGGAAAGATAGAACAGAATCGCATCGCCGGTGCCAGTCCAGTTGCCCTTCAAACCAGACAACAAACACATCACGCCAATGACGCCAAACAAAATCAACAAAGCAATAATACCACCATCAGGCATTGATCTTCACTCCCATAACTTCCTCGACCCGCTCAGGCGTCACTTCATCAGGACGAAACTTGGCGAAGGTACTGAGGAACAGCATCTCAGACGACCGCTCTGTCCACGGTTCGATCGTTATATCATAAGGTTGAAACATTTCCTCGATGGGCCAGGGGACAGTCTGCGCCATGAGTTGTAATTTTTCTGTGACCAACATTCGGTTGTCCACTTCCTTGACCGCAACCTCGAAGAAAGGAATCTCGGCAACTCTCGGAAGGTCGAAGCGTGTGTTGATCGCATCCATCAGCTTGTTCTCAAACACAGCGAAGTCAGGCACTTCATGCTTGATCGTGCGAACTATATCTCCAACGTAGGCTTCTGCTGCATCATGCATGAGCAGAGCAAGAGCCAACTTCTCCTCCCTTGGTTGGGGGAAGTGGTAGTCACCAGCACGGCTCGCACACAGTATGCTATGCTGTGCAATGCTGTAGGCTACCCGACATGCACCGTTGAATCGCGTCATCAAAGCCAGGTGATGGGCAATGTCGAAGATGTCGATGGTCGCCGGGTCAGGGTCAGCTACGTTCACCAGCTTGCCAGTATATGTTTGCATTGCGTGTGCCCACTTATTGTCACTCATGATGTAACTGTCTCCGAAAGCTGCTCGATCTGTGCGTCAGTCTCCTCGACGGAGGGACGACGGCCCACAATCCAGAGCAGGGTCTTTTCATTCTTGAGATCCAAATTCTCACGCATCCAAACGTGCGTCTTGGCCTCATAGATTTCGTCAAGCAGATCGCCGTCGGGCATCTGTTCGATACACGGTTTAGCGTATGCCGTTTTCAGGTTCAACGCAGCCATCTCGTAAGGTGGATTCTGCCACTCTAGGGGACTGAGATATCCGTCGATCTTTTTGCGTCGGTCGGGTCCAACATGGCAACCGATGATTCGCTTCACCGTCTTCCCATGCTGCTCAAGTCCACGCATGATACCCAACAGATGGATGCCTGTGCCCACCGGTACTACTAGGTTATCCAGATCGTCAGGAAGGTTCACTACCTGATCGGAGATGGGTTGCAGAATCGCTTTCTCCTGCTCGTTAACGTTGTCGCTGAAAACGGCATTGAACACTAGCTCAGCTTCGCAGATTTCAGTCAACCGTTTCTTGAGAGGACCAGCCATACCGGTGCCGCATACAATGCGAACGTCGCAACCGTAGGCTTGGGATAGTCGCATCATGTGATGGTTGCCCAACGTCTCAGGTTTGGTGCCACCCACGGCAAGAATCGACTTGATATGAAACCTATGAGCATACGCAGCAAGGATTGCACCCGAAGTCGAGTACACTGACGACGTTGTAATCAATCGACCACCGAAGGTCTGAATCAGATGATCCCAATTGTTCTTGATAAGATGAAACGTCTGACGACACTTACCGCCGTTCAGACCACCGGGGCCAAACGGAGCGAACAGGTCATCTCGTTTATAGAATACGCCCCCCTGCTCTTGCACAGGCGAAACGAAGTTGAAGTCTAATGGATTATTACTCATACCGGAAGCCTCGCGGGAAAGCTGGCGAAATCGGTGTTGTAGAATTGATCGGCAATCTCTGCACCCCACCACTGACGATTCAAGTTGTCAGCAGCGAACAGCACTGGACCTACACCAGCAAACGGGTCGATCACCAAGTCACCAGGCTTGGTTAGATTCTCAATCACCAACTCACAAAATTCCTGCGACCAGACGTACTGATTGAGGACTCTCTCTTGCTTGTCAACGATAATGTCACGCAGGTATTCACCCTTGCGTGGGAACTTACCCTTGCGAGTCATGCAGATAAAATGCTGGAACCCGAAGTAGTACATCGACCTGTGGTTGATGTCGTTACGGACAACGATCTTGTAATCCTTGAGCCCCATTTTCTCGTTCATCAGGCAAGTGATATACCACAAGTGATTGCACAGGATACCACCGTTCACCTTGCGATCGGTCTGGCAGATGACCACGAACCCGTCGTCTTTCACAACCCGGGCAAACTCTACCATCGCCTTCTTCTGCAAGGTTCGGTAGCCTGCAATACCTGCTTCTGATTTGTCGAATTCGGTTTGGCTCAGGTCCGGTAGGCTGGTAAAGACAAGATCAACTGTCTTGTCGGGGATCTGAGTCAGCACGGCAAATGCATCGCCATGCGTGTAGGTATTCACAAAGTCCATAATATCCTCATCATGTAGCGATGCGAGAGAAATTCTTCTTCTTCTCGAATCGAATCTGTGCGTCAAACTTGTCAGTCAAGATGTCCGCTTTGTGGGTGATGACGAACACGTTTGTCTTACCCACCAAACTATGTAGTAGCTTTAGGAATTCTTCTGTACCAGCGGCATCCAAACTGCTGTCGAACACTTCATCAAGGATCAGAAGGTTCGTGTTGGCACTGTTCTTCATTCTGGCAATTTCGCGCCAAGTGAACAGCAATGCCAAGTCGATACGCAGCTTCTCGCCCTCACTGAAAGAACCATAAGAAAAATCATCACGGTGTCGTGACTTGATCTGCTCTTTGAAGTTTTCATCTAGGGCAAACTGAACGAAGAAGTCCATCGCTGCCAGGTACTTGTTGATTAGTTTGTTCATCACCGGCAGATAATGCTTGACGATCTTCGCCTTGATTCCTGAGTCACGCAATAGGTTGTACGCGACTTCGAAGTAATGCCGGTCGTCGATCAATTCATGTCGGTGTTGCTTCAACCGCTCCAAATCCTCACGCAGAGTTTTCAGCTTCGTTCGCTCACTGTCCGTGACATCTTCCTGGTCGAGCAGACCAGAGATTTCGTCCTGTACTCTCGAAATATATTGACTGATCGCAGCGATCGAAGTATGTCTTTCCGACACATCTATTTCTTGATCCTGAACCTCATTCAGAACCGCATTGATGTCGGACAGTCTGTCTCCCACCATCGTAGCTTCGGCCGCGATGTCGTTCAACGCTGTCTCGAATTCGTCGATCTTTGCTGCCTTCGTGGTGAGCGTCTTGGTCTTGAAAGCCTCGTCGATGGGCTGCTCACACTCTGGACAGTTGGCATTCTCCTCGAAGAATTTGATAGCCTCTTTCGTTCGGTGACTGTTGCGTTTGATCTTCTTTTCTAACTCCTCCCAATAGAGCAACTTGTCCTCGACCTTCTCTTTGTCTTTGATTTCGCTCAGCAACGCGAGGATTTTCTCTTGGTATTCGTCTACCTCTACTTGAAGATCCTTCACTTGCTTGGCAGCCTCTTTGACTTCGGCCTTCTTCACGTTGATATTCTCTTTGCTCTTTGCTTTGATCTTGGAGATATACTCCCGCTGCAAGCTGATCTTCTCTTTCGACAACTCGATCTTGTACTCCACGGCTTGCATATCATCTTTGAGAACCAGGATACGCTGCTTGAGCAACACGTTCATGGTGGAAAAGATTTGAATGTCTAGAAGATCCTCAATGATCGCACGACGATCAGCGGCAGTCAACTGCATGAACGGCACGAACGTAGACGAGCCCAAGATCACGACCTGCGTGAATGACTTGTAATTCAGCTTGAGGATACTACTCTCAAGATACTTCTGATAGTCACGGGACTTCGAATCCTGGTTGAGCATCTGACCGTCGATATGAATTTCGAACAGTCGGGGCAACAGCCCGCGACGAATCAGAAACTCTTTGCGACCGATCTGGAACTCAATCTCAACGACCATATCTCGTTCGTTGATCGTGTTGACCAGTTGGGGAAGGTTGATTCTTCGGAACGTCTTTCCAAACAGGGCGAAGCACAGAGCATCCAACACAGTGGACTTACCAGCACCATTCTCCCCGGCGATCAACGTCGTCTTAGATTGCAGAAAGTCAATCTCAGTAAAGTTGTTGCCCGTCGAAAGAAAATTCTTCCATCGAATCTTCTTGAATACGATCATTACACTTCTAGATTAACCGGAGCATCCAAAACAGAGACGGGCCCGTTCTCTTGACTCTTTATGTCCTCGTAAGGGCCTGACACCACGCGATAGAATTCTTTGCCCACACAACCCAAAGCCGCTTCCACTTCCTTGACGGCCTCGTAACGCAAGCCTGTTGGGCGGGAAAGAACCCACTCATGGAGTAACTTTGAAATGGCGTAGTTCAATTCCCCGTCGATGTGACCCGCAGCAGCGAGCCGTTCAACCAACGGAAGAACATGAACATCAATTGTAGGTCTGGTTTCATTTTTAATATACGGCATTACGAATCTAAAGCCTCCACATATAATGCCCTGACCAAAGATTTTAGCTTCTCTGGTTTCTCAAGGTGTTCCATTGTGTCGATCTCATTTTCAATCAACGTCATGGTATCTAATTCAATGTTCACATCTTCGATGCCATCGGCGTCGCTGAAATCCTCAACGATGGAAAGATTGGCAACACCAGCATCATAGAAAGCATCTATGAACCGGTCAAAGATGTAAGGTTTGGTCTTGTTGACCACGACGATCTTGACGTACCTATTTTTGTACTGACTTCGATCTTTCGTGGTGTCGTAATCGTTCTTTGCATCGTCATACAAGAACTTGTGAAACATCTTGTGCGGGTTCTCAACGAATTCCATTTCGCGTGTCGCGGTATCGAAGATGTGGAACCCCTTGGTCACACCCAAATCAGAAAACGTGATCTGCCATGGGCTGCCCAGGTAGGTGGTGTTTCCCTTCACTTGCTTGTGGTGAAAGTGACCAGAGTATACAGCTTCGAATCGCTTGAACGGGACTCGCGTCAAACCGTCGTCGAACCGAACGCCTTTGTATACTTCAAAGCCCTGAATCTCAAAGTGACCCATGAGAATTTCAGCGGTCGTCGTCTTAAGAAACTTTAACGAATCGTCGTAGTTGTCCCGATTTATCCATGGAACCAACCCAAGCTCAAGCCCATCGAAACTCACAGTCGCAGGCTCAGCGTAGATGGTTAGGTTGCTCAACTCACCAAACAACTCGGTGATCGCATTCAACTCCGAAGTATTCTTGAAAAACACGTCATGGTTTCCAAGAATCAAATGCAGGGCGATGCCCCGGCTCTCTAATGCTTTCATGAACCGAGTTCGCAATCGTTGCAGCGTCTTGAAGTTGATATACTTTCTACGATCAACTAGGTCGCCCAGGTGCAGCACGGTCTTGATGTCGTGCTTCTCAAGGTATGGTATGAAAACCTCCTCGATGAAGCGGTAGAAATATTCAGAGAAAATTTCAGCGTCGTTTCTGGCACCAAAATGGGTGTCATTGATTACGGCTATCTTCATTCGGTCGTCTCGTCGAACGAACCGTCAAGAGTACCGCGAGTCGTTCGCTTCTTTTTTGTAGTAGCTTTCTTCTTTCGACGCTTAGGTTTGACCTTAGCATCGAAGTTGGCGATATCGAGCGAAGTGAGCTTCAAGTAATCCCGAATCACATTTTCTGATTCACGATCAACCATATTATTATCTCGCGCCCAATTCACAAACGATTGTCTATGGCTGGCTGCTTCGAAACAACGAAACTTGATGTACTGTTGCTTCTTCTCTTTCTGGATTCGACGCAGAAATGCATAGTAGATAATCTGTGTGAAATACGAGAACGGATTCGACGACTTCGCAGGGTCGAAATTGGAGCAGTACATCAGGCAATTTTCGATACCATCGGAGATCATCTCCTCGCGGTACGAATAGCCGATGAAGTTTGGTCGGTATGACAGGTGCGTTGCGATATCAAGAAAGCACTTACCGATATACTCGGTCACGCCTGGCTTCTGGTCGCCTGCGGACTCAGCTTCGGCAACCGTTACTTTCCAGGCAACCATAGCATCGAGGAATTCTTCGTTGTCCACGTAGTGGGCAGCGTTCTTCTTCTTCTTGCGACGTGTTTTCTTCTTCGTGACCGGTTTGGTCACTCGTTTCTTTTTAGCCATGGGATAATCTCAAATATATTACTATTGTACCTAAAGTATACAACCAGAACAGCTTGGAGTCAAGCAAATTCTGATAACTCTAGTCGGGCGGTGGGCCTTCCCAGCGGTTTCCATAGGGATCGTGCCATCCCTTACCATCCTCATCGGGCATAATATCCAAACTGCCGTCTATATTCGGAGGACTTTCTTCTTCGTCATCTTCATCTTCATCTTCGTCAGGTGGGTTGACCAACGACTTCCAAGGTTCGTCGTCGATGTCTAGACCCACACCCTCCAAGAACTTCATCAAATCGCCGAGGCTCATGTTGATGAAAATTCTTCGATCCTTCTTGTTAGCCTTGTGTTTCTTTGCTTTGTCTGCGGCAATCTGCTCGTCGGTCTTGTCTAGCTCGTTAGGGGGAGGAGTTTCCGTGTCGATGTTGGCTCGCATGGCGTCGATGCGTTTCTTCTCGGTATCATAGACCGCGACGATCAACTTCGTGGGTTTACCCCAACACAGAATCTCGCTGCGAGGAACAACAGCGGTATCGTCGTCAGCGAACGCTAGCCACTCGGTCATAATCAATTTTTTGGGGACAGGGTTGCGATCTTTGTCCAAGCCCATCATAATCTGAATTTGCATCGGTCGCCGAAGGACGTAGTGATTCTGATCCTCGGGAGTTTCAAAGCACTCAGCGATGACATCTTCGCCATTCTTGAACTTGAACAATCTGTAATTGTTGGGTATAGCCATAGATTTCCTCGTCGTGTCCCATATTTAGGGCGCTGGCACTTTGATCTTTACCGTCCGGTACTCAAATTTCTCTGCGTTGTACAACATTACCCGGTCGATAAAGTGCTTGAGGGTGTAATTTTTTCGCTTCTTCCAATGCAGGTCGTCTGCTACGTCGAACAGCTTTGCTACGTCTTTTCTGTCTCCTTTTCTGAGAGATCGTCCAAGACTCTGGAGGATTCTGATTCTTGATTTCGATGGAGAAGCAAAGACGATGTTGTGTAATCGCTTGATATTGATTCCCGTAGAAAATGTTCCGTAAGAGGCGACGATAATCGCATCATCTTCCTTCTCAGTGATTCGACGGATTTCTTCTCTCTGTGTGACTTCGGTTCCGCCATAAACGAAGAACACTTTACGACCATCTCTGGCTACTTTCTCGATACTTTTGTGCAATGCTCGACCATGCTTCTGAACCAACCGATAGAGTACCAGAGTATTGCCCTTGAGGCTGATAGTGAGGTCACGAAGGAACTTGTTTCGACCGTTGTGTCCCACCAAGAAATCAATCTCCTCATGGTAGGTTAATTTCTTGCAGAGGTTTCGGGTCTGCTCTGGATACTGTAGAAGGATGCAATCAATACTGAGCTTCGCCAACAAGTCCTTGTCCATCAATTCTTTGGTGCTGACCACCTTCTTTGCGGGACCGAATAACCCTTCGATGACCAGCTTGTGCGTCTGTGTACCGTCGAGCGTACCAGTAGTCCCTACCCTATAGTCGCAATTCTTCAACTTGGTCATGATGGCCTTGAGGGACGCTGCCTTGAACAGGTGACATTCATCTCCCAACACAGCACCGAAATGCTTGAAATAGTTACCCTTCATCTTGTAGATGGATTGCCAGGTCGATACGATGACCCGCTTCTCAGAAATCTTGTCTCGACCCGCAAAGACCATATGACAATGATCGTCTGCCTTCCAATTTGGATCCTCCGATGAGTAGTCAGCAAAGTCGGAACACATCTGCGAGACGAGAGATGTCGTCGGCACGATGATAAGAACCTTTCGATTCTTGGGCAGCGTGTCGAGATAGAACCGAACAAGAGCGTAGATAATCAACGACTTTCCCGAAGCGGTCGGTGAGATCAGCAGACATCGTTTCTTTGTCAGTGCATGTTTCACGCCGGCGATCTGGTGGTCATGTGGAGACAGGCGCTTGCCATCAGAATGTGGCTTCAAAACCTTCTCGAAGAAGTTGGTCACGTCCTGATCGGTGATGTCTTGGTCTTTCGCCCACGCATCTTTTCCATCTCTGAACTCTACCGTATATTCTCTCTCCTCAGCAAAGCGGAAAACGTATTCAACCAAACCCGCAAAGAGTTTGTAATCGTGAATGTTGTACAACCTGATCTTACCATCCCACATCTTGTTACGATATGAGGGCATGAACTGGGCCCCGGGAACCTTGAACGTGAAATAGTCGCAGAGTTCCTGCGACAAGCCACGATCACACCACACCCGGCAATACACCGAGTCGATACGTTCTATGATAAAATCAGCCATGCTTTAGGGCTGAAAGGTTTCCCCATTCAAGCGAACGGAATCGCCTCCCAAATCACCTTCAATAAGCTCAGTCTCGACACCAGCTTCCTTGAACATCTGAAAGGCCGCGTCGATCGAAGTCTTCCATCGTTCAGGTGTGTTGTCGAAGATTTTCTTGTGCCCGATCACTCTGGTAATACCAGCTTGGATGATCGCCTTGCCGCACTCGCAACAAGCAAACCATGGACAAACCATGATGAGGCCTTCGGTTCGCACTCCCTTACGACACGCTGCGAAGATCGCATTGGTTTCCGCGTGAGCAACGAACGTATATTTCAACGGTCGTTCCATGCGTTCAGGTGTGTACTCGACCCCCTTGGGGAAATGGTTTGCACCAAAGCAAACGATTCCCTGGTTAGGTGCCACCAAGCAGGCGCCATTCTGAGTCGAAGGATCAGGACTGTGCTTCTTCGCGTAGGTATAACACCGTCGCAAGTAAGTCCGTTTCGTTTCGTCTGTCAACGTGAACGGCAATTCACGCAGCAAACCCGTTGGTGTACTATCAGTCGCCATGTTCAAATTTTCTCCAATCAATAGTACCTTTAATGTTCCACTGCCGTCCGGTAATCGCGTTCAGCACCTTCTCTAAAAACTCAACTTTCGCTTTCTGAAAAGCGAGCTTATCACTCTTTGTAATCAACTCATCGTCAGCATCAAGATAGATTTGTATATCGGCTCTGAGAATCTTGTGGTTCATCGGCTCCCAGCTATGCTCTTCCAACTCCTCTTGCGAGAGCTTGCCGGTGTAGTATTGCCACTTCAATTTGTAGAACCGTTTGTATTCTGCACTCACCCGTCGCAGCAGCAACTTCTCGTCCGTGTAATGATTGAGCCACTTGCTGTGCAATTGTGGGACTCTTGAGGATTCTCCAGCGAGATCAGTCCCATCTATGGGCGCATCTTTAGCCCACATCTGCTGATAAGTTTCGAGCTTCATACTAAAGTATACACTATCCACACGCAAAGTCAAGTATATTATGGTGGTGGAAGTGCGGTTGGGCAGAATTCTGACAACTCCAAGTCCAACTGATTTTGACCGATGACTTCCACATCAATGTAGCAGAACTTGAAAGACACCGTTGCGATGATGGGATCTAAATCCGTCACGGCCGCATCAAAGTCCAACCCGGTCAAGTTGACGGGGAACAAGTCCCGGAAAAATACCTTGACGTTGACATTGCGGGCGCTGGTCAGGATAAGCAGAGTCGCATCGGACACCGTAGCGGGTTGCCCGTCTACTGGATCAAGATTCAACTCCTTGATACGAGACAAGGCCTGCATCCAATTGTAGATTTCAAGCCAGTCTGACACGTTCTCATCGACTATGAATTTGAGAGTCAAATCCTCATATTCAATGCTGTCGCCAGGAACAGGAATGGTTATGGACATTGGGGTTTGATAGTCGATGCTACCGAACGTGACACCCGGAACGTTTGCACCCTGACCAAAGAACGTGATGTTCGGCAATCTCTTGATAGAGAAAGCGAACCCCGTTGTTTGCAGAGGATTTGTGTTGGTAGGTTGTCCTGGTACTTGACCCATGCGTAATCTCCTCGACTATATTTAGACAACAAAAAACCCCCTGTTCGAACAGGGGGTTTTGTAGTTTCGGAGCTAGGACACTCGTCACTAGGATTACAGGAGGTTGCGTACATCCACGATGCGGTAGTACTGATTGACTCGGGCTTCGAGATCAGTTGACTCCTCAACAAACGGGTTGCTGACAAGACCGTATCGTGTCTTGAATCCAATCTTCGGCTGGAAGCTATTCTCACCAACCGCACGCACCATCTGTAGAGGAACGTATGGGGTGTAGAAGATACCAGCGTCATAAGGACTCGCACCCTTGTAACCAGCACAGAAGAACTCTCGCTGCTGGGCAGATGCTTGGAAGTACGGGTCAATGTAGACTCGCGTGCGACCATTCAGAACACCTGCGAACGTGTTACCGGTGTCATCAACATTCAAGTTGGTTGACATCGCAGGAGCGTGGTCAAGAATACCAGCCATCGAGAGAGCAGAAGCGACATCGCTTGAGCAGAGGACCCAATTGCCCTTGCCTCTACGAGTTTGCTTTGCGATCTGGTTGGCTTCGCGTTCCATTTGGAAGAGAAGTCCCTTGAACTTCTCGACGGACCAACGACCGTTGGAGTCAGTGTTCAGGTCAAACGTACCAGGAGTGCTGGTATTTGACTGAGCGCCAAGTTTCGCAACAGTGTAGATGGTACGAACGACTTCGCGGTTGATCTCTGCCAGAATTTCACTGGAGAGAATATTAGCTAGTTCTGTCTCAGCGTCAAGACCGTGAACTGCTCGCAAGTCTTGCTGCAATTCAGTCGTGTACTCTGCCTTGAGGGCGCGAGTCTTAGCTGTAACAGTTGTCTTTTCGATACTGAACGCCATCTCAGCGAAGTCGTCACCAGTACCGTCACCAAGAGTTTCACCAGCGGCGAGGCTTAGACCCCGACCGACATTGAATGCGCCTTCAAACGGATCAGTAAACTTCAGCGGAACCTGTGGTCCCGGCCCTTGATCGCCAGAGAAGAAGGTATCAGCTTCGTCTAGACCGAGTGCTTCAGTACCCGTCTGCTCTTTGTAGTGCGAACGCATCGCAAAGATAAGTCCGGTTGGACCTGTCATTGGCTGCACACCCGCAATATCGAATGCAATGAGGTTAGGCATTGCTCGACGAACGAGGCTAATCAGGATCGGATCCCAGTTATTTACTTCACCACTACCTGCGTTGTTCGTAGGTGCGGCTTCTGCCAGGTACTTTTCCTGGTTTTCGAGAAGAACCGTAGTCACCTGTCGGCGGTAGGGATCATCAATTCGCGGTAGGTCCGCGTGTTCGACGATCGGCTGCCACTTGAGGCGAAGCTCCTCTGTCATGATTTGTCCATTAAGATCCATTGTGGATTTCTCCTTTGTGGTTGTCCTAGTCGCCTGCCATTGCAGGGTACTACAGATACTTATAAATCCTCGGCTTTCGACTCCCCTTGGATTAGCCGTTCAACTGTGCTTGTCTAAACTTACTCGTCGGTGTCGGGTGTCCAGCGAGTCTTCCTAATACTTCGACGTTAGCTGCCATTGCGGACGGCAACTCTGGTGCTGATGGCTCGTTGATCTCGTCAACTTCTTCTACAGTACTAGAGTTTAGTCGTTCACCACCAAAGTAGGACTCTCTTAGAATCG